TTTAGCTTTTCGTAATCTGGAAGATGGGATGAGGAAGCGCTGGGCAGGTTGTTGGACGAACTGCAGGAGTCAGGCGCGGATCTCTATTTGTCCGGATTCGAACAGGAGGAGATCGAGGACCTTGTCAGCGCTCTGCCCGAAGTCCCAGATATTGAAGATCCGGTCGTTGAGGATGATTTCGACGTAGAGAAGGCATTGGATGACATCAAAGAACCCGAGACGCAGCGAGGTGATGTCTGGCAGCTCGGCCCCCATCGGTTAGTCTGTGGAGATGCTACGGATCCGGCTGACGTTGCACGATTGATGGAAGGAGCCAAGGCTGCCCTTGTTGTCACTGATCCGCCGTACAATGTGGCCGTAGAGAGCGATTCGGAGCGCCTGGCCGCTGACGGCCGAAGCAGCATAATGAACGACGATATGCCCGCAGAGGAATTTGCGGGCTTTTTGCATGCTGTCTTTGAACGGTACTCGTCGATCATGGAGGCGACGGCGGCTATTTATGTATTTCACCCGTCTTCGTACCAGCGCGAGTTCGAGGATGCAATGAACGCTGCCGGTATTGTCGTCCGAAGCCAGTGTATTTGGGTGAAGAATGCAGCTTCGTTTGGCTGGTCGCAGTATCGCTGGCAGCATGAGCCGGTCTTTTATGCTCATCTACGGGGGAAGGCTCCTGCTTGGTATGGAGACCGCCGCCAATCGACGGTATGGCGCGCTGGCCTGCCTGGTGACCCTGCTGAACCTTCGACAGTCTGGGAGGTATCCCGAGGAGATGTAAGCAAATACGTTCATCCGACACAGAAGCCGCTGGAGCTGTTGGCCATCCCGATTGGCAACAGCAGCCAGAAGGGGGATTTGGTCGTCGATTTGTTTGGCGGATCCGGCAGCACTCTAATGACCTGTGACCAAATGGGGCGTATGTGTCGGACATTGGAACTCGATCCAGTGTTCTGTGACGTCATTAAGCAGCGGTACCAGGCAGCTACTGGTAACGAGCCAGTATTAATCCAACGAGCTGACTCCGTTACCTAAAGTATGTTAATGAAATTACATATCTTCTCTTTACAGGGCCATAATAAGAAAAAATGGACAGGTGATTATGTGAAGATAAAATTTGTATTAGTAATCGTCGTTGTTTTCTTTAGATGTTTTTCTTTATTGGAGGCACAAGCTTCAGCCCATTCAGACCCCAAACTAGAAGTCACTGAAAGAGCACTACTACAGCAATTGAAACCAGAGATTATCGCATCGCTAAATATGATTTTCAAAGAGAAATATTCAAAATTCGATCAAGAACAAATACTCTCGATTAATGAGCGTGTAACAGCTAATATGAAAAGCGAAAAAGCAAGACCTGTGGATGCGATCCATGGTACACAGTATTTTGAAATAAAGATTAGCTTATGCAGACCTGATGGGCGAACAGTGGAGATGGACCTAAGGAACGACACGATAGACGCACGATATCATCTTGTAGGATATAGAATATATTAAATTTAGACCAACCGCCTAGGGGCGGTTATTTCATTTGTCGAGACATATGAAAAGAAGGACGCGGTAACGTCCTCCTCATAGACCAGGGTATCCCCCGGCTGAGATAGCGGCCCGCCGCGCGCGGCATTTAGCTGACATCCGCTATCTCGCATTCCATCATAACGGAAAGCCGAGGGGAACGACAATGGGAACACCTGAGAATAAGGACATCTTGCTGCAGCATGAGCTCGCGGTGATGGAAGGAATCCTCGAGAGTAAGGAGCAGTATCGCAAGATCGTCAAAGCCGGAATAGCCAAGTGGGTCAAAGATTTTCAAGACGGACGAATCGAGATCAGGACGGTGGATGACCTGAAAAAGCTGATTGAAATAGACCTTGAACTGCAAAAGGATGCTCTGTGATTTCCGAAATGCGTTAGACTTTCACCAATTCTGCCTATATTGAATATGCACCCTTCTTAAGGGGTGACAAACTTACTGAGGTGAATAGCCCATGCATTTACTTAATTACTTGAAGAAGAACGGATATGAGGGGAGTTCCTTCGAAGTGCAGTTAGCCAATCTCGAAAAATCGGCCCCGAGTCTTGAGGAACGAATCCAAGAGCTGAGCGGCCCTTCCCTTGAGGAAAGGCTACAAGCACTACGTTCAACGTCTGGTCAGGTAAGGTACGAATGGCCGCCTTATCTCTATCATAGGAGGTAAGTAAAACAGGCTTAACATTGAAGAGAAGGCGGGCGATAGGTCTGCCTTCATTCGTTGGGGGTGGTGATGGTGTAACATGGCCAGAAGGAGAAGTCCCGAACGGGACAAGGCAAAACAAATGTGGCTGGAGAGCGGCGGGACGATGAAGCTTAAAGACATCGCCGCCGCTCTTTCTATTCCGGAATCCAGAGTCCGAAAATGGAAAGCTGTAGACCGTTGGCAGGACGAATTGAATGGGAGCGCTGAAGCACATTCCAAAGGGAGCGCTCCAAATGGAGCGAATGGGAGCGTTCCGAAGTCAAGGGGAGCGCCCAGAGGGAACACAAACGCTGTCGGTAACCGCGGCGGTGCCCCTCCCGGCAACAAAAATGCGAAGGGAAACCGTGGTGGTCCGGGCGGACCATACCGCAACAAGAAGGCATTGAAACACGGCATGTATGAGACGATCTTTCTCGACACGCTCGAGGAAGAAGAAATGGAACTTCTTGAACATATCGACACTTCTCCCCTTGCACAATTGGAAGAGCAACTCCGCATGCTGACAATTCAAGAGCGCCGCCATATGAAGCGGGTTAAATTACTCGAGGCAGGATTGAACGACGAAGAGCGGAAAATCAAGGAGGAGCTTACGCAGCGGAAGGACATGGTACCTTACACCAGTCCTAAAAGTGGGAAACAAATGCAGGTCCCGGTCCTTACTGAAGGCATGAAAGTCACCGAGATTACGACTGTCATTACGTCAAAACTGGACAAGATCCTCAAACAGGAGGAAGCTCTGGTTAAAACAAGGGACAAGAAGCTTCGGGTAATCAACCTGATCGCAAATATGAAACAGGAAGAAGAAAAGCTCGCGCTCGCCCGGGAACGGCTTGAGCTGGATAAGTTTAAGGCGCTGGGTTATGGCGAAGGGGAAGGGGATGACGACGATGAAGACGATGATGGAGATGATTTAGGATGGTAATATCGCTCGCGAAAGAGCATCGTCGACGGATCAAGCGTAAGCTTCGGCGGCGGCCGGAGAAACTGGAAGAATTGAAGGAGATTCTTTCCGACTTCGAACAGTTCTGTTTCCGGATGCTGAAGATCAAGAACAAATCCGGGGAAATTGTCCCCTTGATCCTAAACGATGCTCAGCGTCGCTATGCATCGAAGGTATTCGCGGATATTTCAGATGGGAAGCCCGTTCGGATTGTCATCTTAAAGGCCCGCCAGATGGGATTCTCTACGGTCACGGAGGCGCTGATATATTATTTCACTTCGCTGCAGGAAGCGAAGAACGGATTTATTGTTGCTCAATCTTCCGACGCATCCAGCAACCTATATGATATGTTCCAGCTTTATTATGAAAAGGTCCCGCCGATCATCCAGCCAATGACCCGGAAAAACAACGCAAAGAAACTCACCTTCGAGAATCCTGCGATCCGTCCGGCAGACCGCCGGAAGAACCCAGGGTTGAAATCGAAGATTACCGTACAGACGGCGGAGAGCCGAGTCCTTGCTCGTTCAGACACAATCCATTATCTGCACGCTTCTGAGTTTGCCTTTTGGCCTGCGAAGAAGAAGAAACGTCATCTGCTGTCTTTGCTGGCCGCTCTATCGAAAGAACCAGGTAGCTTGGGTGTGATTGAGTCAACCGCTAACGGCATGGAAGAGTTCAAATCATTGTGGGATGCAGCTGTAAAGGGTGAGAGCGACTTCGATCCGCTCTTTTTTGCGTGGTTTGAAATGCCGGATTACCGTAAGCCGGTCCCGCCTGGCTTCGAACCAACCGAAGAAGAACTGGAGCTGAAAAAGAAATACGGGCTCGATGATGAACAACTGCAGTGGCGCCGGTACACCATCCGGAACGACTGCGGCGGTGATCCGCGGCAGTTTGATCAGGAGTATCCCTCGGAGCCTGACGACGCCTTCCTGTTGTCTGGCGATGGCATCTTTGACAACAAGTTCATCAAACGTCTGCGGGATGCGATTTGCGTAAAAGGCAGCCTACATGAAATCGACTTTGTTAAGAACAAGGTCATCCCTTCGCATGAGGCTGGCGAGCTGGTCATATATCGGAAGCCGGAAACGGGCAAACAATACGTTCTGGCTGCGGATACGGCTAAAGGCAAAGAAGACGGTGACTATGACGCCGCCTATGTAATCGAGGTGCGTACAGGCGAAATGTGCGCGGCTCTGCATGGCAAATGGGACACTGACTTGTATGGCAAAAAGCTGAACACGCTTGGCTTGTATTATAACACCGCGCTGCTGGCCGTAGAGAACAACAATACCGGGGAATCGGTGCTGAATACGTTGTTCAATACCTGCCACTATCCGCTGCTCTTTATGCACAAGAAGGGAACAATGGGATGGAACACCAACCAGGCAACTCGTCCCGTGATGATCAGCGATTTTAAGGAAGCGATCCGCGATCAGCTTTTCGACATTTACTGTCCGGAGCTGTACGGTGAATGCATGACGCTGATTGACAAGAATGGCAAAGCAGAGGCCGATAGCGGTTGTAACGATGACCGAGTCATGGCCTATTCCATCGCCCTGCAGGTGAGACAAGTAGCAGATAAGTGGTTTGAATGGTTTAAGAAGAAACAGCAGAAACGGGAAGAACAGAAGGAAAATGAGGAAGAAGTGGGGTGGATATAGATGGGTGAAGGCAATGCTGCTTGGTTCCCGATCGCAAAGGAAGAGGGACGCCATATCCCGTCCAGCGCTCAGCTGCCCGATGTATTTGACAAGCTTTATGATCATCATGGCCTGTTACCATTTGAACCAGGTAATGATCCGGCCAGCTGCAGGCAGCTTGTCAAAAACAGCAATATCATTCCGCAATGCATCGAAGCCTATAAACGTAATATCGCTGGTCATGGGATCGCATTAGAATATTTGCCGGGTGAAGATGACAGCACGGCCAAGGAAGAATGGGACCGGGCTGAACGGTTTCTGGAGACCTGTAATTTGGAGGATTCGCCGGACGAGATTGTGGGCCAGTTGATTGAAGATCTCGAAAGCACCGGAATGGGTAATTTGGAGGTTGCTTGGCCTGCAGGCAGTGAGTTTCCGACGATTTTTCGAATGGATCCGAAGTATGTCCGTTGTACCAGGGAGAGCAACCTTACAACGATCAAGCGGAAACGGAGAATAAGTTCAACCAAGAAGATCGAAGAGTTTTCGCAGGAAATCTATGCCCGGCGTTATGCCATGAAGCGGGGGACATCCGTGGTTTGGTTCAGGTTATTCGGAACCGAAGGCACCAATAATCAAATCATCCCTTTGCGCATCGGCAACGATGGTGCGTATGGGGAACCACGGTGGTTCGGGAATGCGCCTGGCGTAGTAGGGGCTCGCGAAGCTGAGGAGTTGAACGTTTCTTATTTCAGCAATGGCCGCATGTTGTCCATGATCCTGACCGTAACGAATGGGAAACTGACAAAGCAGTCTATGGAATTGCTGAAGAATGTCAAGGGTTCACAATCGCAGGGTGGTATCCTGTACCTTGAAGCAAAGGGCGAAGAAACAGGTGGTCCGATGGATGAGAAGGTCGAGAAAGTCGCTATAAAGCTGGACAAGCTGAACGACCTTCTGCAGCAAGATGCCCTTTTCCTCGAATACGGCAAGGAGAAGAAATCCGATATCCTGTCTGCCTTCCGGCTACCGCCGATCTTGGTCGGCCAGAGCTCGGATTATAATCGTGCAACAGCACAGGCTGCGCTTCAATTCGCGGAGGAACAAGTCTTTGAACCCTACCGCAAATGGATCATGAACGAGCTGTTCAATAAGCGGCTGTTCCCTGCTATGGGAATTTTCCGGGTGCGGGCGGTATTGCGTGGTCCAAACATCATTGATCCGGAAGACCGGAAGTCGATGCTGGACTTTATCGCTGACCGTGGCATTATGCTGGTTCGTGACCTGATCCCGATTGCAGAGGGCGTTCTAGGAACGACGATCGATGAAAACAAATACAGTCCTGAATATCTTGATACGCCGATTGCTCAGCTTGCTGGCAGCCAGCCAGAACTGCTCGATCCAGAGAAATACAGCGACACGGATAACCTGCAGGAGCGGGTTGTTACGATCGCCAAGCGTTTGCTTCGTAAGGGTGGGGCCGAGGTGGGCGTACATGTGTGAAGCATGCTGGACACTGATCGCCAAGGCCGATGACGATGAGTTTCTGGATAGCCTCGAGCTGACCTATGTGGAGCGTAAGGTCCTGGAACAGTTGTACAAGCAGGGCGAAGAACGAATCATGGAGATATTGGAGCTTCAGGGTGAGGCGCTGCAGGATGCGATTGCGGAACTGAGTGAGGAATCCCTGGGTGACATCGGCGAGCTGGCAAAGGTGCTTATCTCACTTCATACCTCGGAAGTGTTCTCGGATATGTTTGAGCAGGCCATACAGGAAGCCTTCGAGCCATTGTTTCATTTGGCCGGAGAGTCAGAGCTGGTTGCTTTGGACGACGCAAAGATCTGGAGCACCAAGAACAAGGCGGCAAGGGATTTCGTGAAAGAGATCCGCGAATTGGTGCCGGATATGAACACAGCCTCCACAGATACCCTGCTGCGCAGCTTTGAAAAAGCGATCGATGAAGGGAATACGCCCTCAGAACGTGCCATGCTGGTTCAGGAGATCAGCGCCCAGGCGGCTGACGGAGATGAAGGACCGTTTTCTATGCAACGGGCACAACGCATCTCGCGCACCATGAGCACAGCTGCGGCCAACGGTGGTAAGCTGGAAGGCTGGAAGCAATCTGAGGTAGCCAGCTTCTGCAGGCGCTCGCTGAAAGTGTTCGGGTGCATAAAGTACTTAAATTCACCGCTAGCACGCAAGCGTGTTGGGATGGCTCTCTCCAGTTCGAAGAAGATTCCCACCTTCTTTTCAGCCGGGAGCGTGGCCCAGTCGATAAAGTTCCCCTTAGACTTCGCTTTCTTCAGCCATCCGTCATTGATCTTCAAGAAATCATAGTCAGGGTCAGTGTTGGGTGTAGCTGTATCCCCGTTGAATCCGAGATCCTGCATGTTTTCGCCGAAGTTCCTTGTCATGGCAGCCATGATGATATCCTCAGCGTTTTGACCGCGGACACGCTGCGTCTGACGGATGAACTCTTCTGTAATTTCAAATGGCAGCACGACAGGGGCTACAGCGTAAGGCACTTGCGGGAAAGTAGGAGCAGCCGTATTCGTCGCCCCCACATTCTCAACCTTGCTTCGAAGATTACGACCGGTTACACCGATCTTATCGATGGTCCCTTTTGCACTAGTACGAGTCACTGTGCGGATCCCTTTCAAAAAGCTTGTCGATTCGTAAGCCATTTCCGTGAATTTGTCTACCTGCTCATAATTGAGGGCAGTCTGGTCCATCGGTGTGACGATGGTCGATTTCTGAATGATTTGTCCGTTGGTTTTCATATACTTATTTATCTCCCTTCAAATTTGGACTGATTAAAGCAAACCGCTGAAGCTTACGCCTCCATTGGCAGACTTCTTAATGTCGTCTTCAGGCTCGCCCTGTGCAGATCCGCCGCGACTGTTTTTAACAAGCTGCACATCAGCGGCCAGTGTGGTCATTTGCTCTTGTAGTGGGGCTAGCGCCTTTGCAATAGCATCCGCCAAAACATCAGGCTGCCCTTCGCTCCCACCCTCTGTGCTCCCTGCAGGTTCTGCTCCTTCGTCTTCCTGTTTCTTCAGTTCCGTCACATCGGCAGCCAATCCTTCAACCTGCTTAACGATCGGCTGGATGGCAGCCTGCACAGCTTTTGCAATTTCTTCTGGTTTCAAATCGTCATCCTCCTCGGGCTCTTCTACAGGAGCCGTCTTATTTTTCAGTTCGGTCAATGTAGCAATGGCGTCATCAATATGCTTCAAGTTGCTTGCGGAAATTTTCTTTCCAGCCTTGGTGATTTGCTCCGGCGGCTTGCCGATGGCCTTCACAATGTCTTCCTGCACCAATACCTCCTGGGCGATTTCAACGAAATCCTGCAAGGCTTCGCGGATGATTTCCGGGTCTGTTTCCATCCCGGATTCCCATGAATCCCAACGAAAAAGAACCGAGTTCAGAGCGTCTTGAGCAGCCCAGAATTCACGGTTCTTTCGGTTTTTATTGTATTTGTCAGCGACAGCGCCTTTTTCAATCAGTCCAAGAGCTTTTGCAATGCGATTTAGCAGGCCCTTGGATACCTGTTCTTCCTCCTGGATCTCTTCACGCTTGCCTACGCCCCACATCGAAAACCCGGTGATCTCTCCTTTCTGGATGGATTCCCACGTCTCATCGTCCGTCACCTTAACACCAGCGACCCATGACCCTTTGACAATCACCTGATCACCGATCTCCATATCACACGGGGCAATATAGGATTCGACGACATAACCTTTGTCAGCTTCCAAATCATGTTGCTTATCGACGTTGTAAGTATGCTGGTTTTCCATGAACAAATGAGCCGCCTTTTCAATTTCATCTGCAGTCATCTGATCATCATGAGCATCCGGCGTGTCCGGTTGATACACAACCCCGATCACGATCCGTTTAGTATCGTCCACTTTGGCAATCTGCACTTGTTTTTGAATCGCGTTTTTCCCTGCATTCTTGATAATGGCGAACGGAACCCCGTTCGCGCCTTTATCGACGAGCGATAGGTGCGTAATTTTGGCGTCTTTCAATTTGAATGGCATTTTTTTTCTCACCTCCTCTCAGGAATAATCCAATGACAAACAGGCATGACAACAGAAGCACCATACCTACTTTCCTCATATTCAGTTCACCTCGCTTAATCCATAACCAGCTGCATCGTGCAGCGGCAATTTACAATTTCTTTTGCCTCACCTGCCGGATCTCCCGGATACATCAGCTTGCTGGATCCGACCTTAAACGGCTTGTCCAATGCAACTACTTGGCCATTTGCTTTGCGGTGAGATTTCCGAGTCCGTGAGCCGGCAGCAGAGCGCCATTTCTTACCCTTGGCTACCTCA